AGCAAAGCCCATCTCTCTCAGTGAAAGAGTCGAGCAGATCAAAAAAGAAAAGGGCATCACATTTGCCCAAGCTCTCGACCTTTTACGCACTCAACACGCAACCGAATACAATTCATTTTTTGGAGGTTAAAAATGGCTTTTAACGATCAAAGCATCTATAAGTCCTTTATTGCATCTGCAAGCATTACAGCGTTTCAACTTGTAAAGCAAGATGGCGATGGCAAAGTTACCCCATGCACAGCAGACACTGATGTCCCTGTGGGCGTGGCTCAACAGGCTGTTTCTAGCGGTGAAGTGGTCAATGTATGTGTCCTAGGGCTCAGCCGTGCTGTAGCAGGTGGCACCATCACAGCAGGCACTCACTTTTATGTAATGCCTGGTCTAGCAGGCAAGGTCTATGCGTATGCCTCTGGTGGTGCTGGCGTACAAACCATCGCAGGGCGTTTCTTAGCAAATGCGGTCAATACCGCTGGTTCTGCTAACGAACAAATTGAAATCATTTTCTCCCCATCCGCAGGAGTCTAATTAAATGGCAAATCCAAGCTATAGCAATATTCATCCAGTCAACGAAATTCTCAAAAATTTAGCTATTGAAGCCATCCCAAGCGATGGACAGCTGATTGCTGACAAAGTTATTGAGAAAGTCGATGTTTCTGCCCTCGGTCCTAGCGGTACTCTTTTAATTGAAGAGACTCGTAATTTCATGGGAAGCCCCGATGTTGACGCAGAAAGAGCTCCCGGAGCAAGTCGCCAAGCTATCGGCAATTTTGATCGTACCTCTACTACTTTCAATACTAAGATTTACTCTCTAAAAGACGCTATCGCTATTGAAGACATTCGCTATTCTCAATATCCAGGCAATGAAGAAACTCGCTCTTTTAGAAAAGTACAAAGATCAATGCTCTTGAATCGTGAATCACGCCTCGCAAGTTTGCTTTTTGGTGCATCAAATTGGGGCTCATATACCTCTGCACTCGCAAGCCTTGGCAACAGCTCTAAAGGCACTCAATGGAATTCTGCAGGTGCAGAGCCTTTGACCGATTTACACGCCCTCATCGATGTTATTCGTGCCAATGCTCACGGCATTTTGCCCGATACCTTGGTTCTCGGCTATGGTGCCTTGCGTGCTTTATCTAGAGCTCCAGATATCAGAGGCTTCTTTACTGCAGGCTCTACAGCATCAGGCACAGCAGCAGGCAATCGCATCATGCAAGACGACATGGTTATCAGCGTTCTCAAAGAAGTTCTCGGCTTGCCCAATGTGTTTGTTGGTAGTGCTAGAAAAGAAACAGCAAACGCCGGTTTAACCTCTAGCCAAGCTCAAATTTGGACAGATGACAGCGTATTTATGGGCATCATGAAGGGCTCTGACGCTGTAGTCAATAAAAATGGGACTAAGGTTATGCCTGTTGCTGCTCTCAATTTTGAGTATGCAGGCTTCACCTCTGGTTCTTATGATGATCTAGAGATGACTAAGAGGACCGTATGGCTCGAGCATACCCACCAAGATAAAGTCATTGCTCAAAATTATGGCTTTTTACTTACCGACTGTCTCGCTTAGAGTGGACGGGCTGATATGGTTTCTTTGTTTTGCCCTCACTGTGGCGGTACTAGCTCAACTCATGCCCTAGCAGAGGGGGAAGCCGATCAAAAGGCGATCTCCGATCTAAAAAAGCAGGTGGCAGAGGAGCAAAACGAAGAGATGAGAGCTCTCTTGAAATCGCGCCTTGGCATCCTTGAAAAGGAAGTGCAAGCAACCGCTGACTTTCAAAAGGAGCTAGAAAAAGCTACCGCCAAGCTTCACTCGGCGATAGCAAGATTGATGAAAAATGGGCAGGGCAATTTGCTGATCAATATGAGTCCTCAACAATTGAGGGACTTTTTGATCAATGAGGGCTTGGGCGATGCAATAACATTTTTTCAAAAAGCCCAGCTCGACATCGTTGACTTATCTAATAAGGCGATGATTGCGATTGATCCTACTTTTGTTAGCGGTGATCCCGATTTAATCAATGCAACTATCAGTCGCACGATTCAAAGCGTCTTTGATGACGCCCTAGTGCCTGAGATTAGCAAGGGCATCAAAGATGCAGTCAGCACAGCTGCGGTCATAGGATCAATAAAAGCCCCGCTCGATGCACTAGCACAGACATTTGATAGGGCTACTCGGTCGAATACCACAGAAGCCCGCTTAAAGATCGCTGAGTTCGGGCGATCAGTGCAGGCAGTAAATGCTGAGCAGGCAGGGCTAGACTTGTTTATATATGTAGGACCGAAAGACGGGATAACACGCCCTTTTTGTCGCAAGATTATTAGCAAGGGGCGTGTTTTTACAAAGTCTCAAATCTTAAAGATGGATAATGGGCAGGGGGCTGGACCAGTGATCACGACTGCGGGCGGGTATAACTGCAGGCATTCATGGTCTCCTGTGAGCAAGGGATTTGCTCAGGTGATGGGGCTGGATGTAGCAACAAATAACGACATAAGGGATCTAACATGAAAAAGTTTTTGTCTTTATTGCCTCCGCGATTTAGATGGTCAATTCATAATTTGATAGCTCATCCAATGAGTGAAATTCTGTATCTTATAGGCTTGGAGAAGGCGAGCAATATGATTCATGATTGCACGATCCCAGATCATAGACCAGAGGAGGGGAGAGGATGAGAAAAGCACAACAGGGCAAGGACTACAATTTTATATGGCAAGCTCCATCTGCTATCAGTGGCACGCCGTCAATCATCTTCCATTTAGAGAGTGGCGATATCACATCTAGCATGACACAAGGGCGGGCATCTTTGACTGCTACTGCCATATCAGGCGATAGGCGTAGTCTCACGCTGTCAGCGTCTGCCACAAGCCTAAAGCCATTTCAAAGCCAAGCCTTTTTATTGACTGATGGAGATGACTATTTCTCTATCAAGCCGATTCGCATTGTGGGCACAAGTCTCATCATTGCTGATCCACTGCCAAGAGATGTCTCTTTTACTACATCAGCAAGCGTGCAATTCGCATCATGGACATACACGGCGAGCAGTGCGACTATCACAGCAAGCAGGGGCGATATCGCATTCACCATTGACTATGTGCAGAGCCTTGGCGGGCAGACAATTAACAAGGTCGAAAAGGGCATTTTAAAGGTCGTGCCTAGCCCCTTTGATACAGGGCTAGACCATGCTCGATTGTGCGGTATATTCCCACATATCGCAGATATCGCCCCAAGGCGTGCAAATGGCTTTGAAGAGATTATATCTGCATCCCTCGATGAACTCGCCCTATATGTCAGAGACTTGATCGTGCCTGATGATGTTGATGAGGATGATATCCATAATGCAAACGAACTCTTGCAGGCTCATGCTTATCTAGCTATCGCCCGCATTCATGAGATCAATGGCAATATCGATTTGAGCGAGAAGATGCGTAATAGGGGCATCGAGCTTGCAGACCTAGGCATGAGGACTATCAGCCTCGATCTAAATAAAAATGGTACAATCGAGGATAACGAACTCAATATTAGAGCCAAGGGGCGGGGCTATATTACGGGCAATATGGCAAATCGCATCGTATCGAATGATGAAAAAAGCTTTAGCCCATCTAGAGCGATGAGGCACTAAATGAAGACTAAGATCAATCTGTCTCTACCGTCCTTGGCGATGACTCAACCTAAAATGTTGGCCATAGGGCTCGACATGGTATCGATCATCAAAATGAGGATTTACAAGGGCATAGATGCAGATGAGAAGCCCTTTTTAGGCTATTCAACAAAGCCTCTATATGTATCTAAAAAGAGCCCTCTTGGCAGACGCCTCGCCCCCAAGGGCGGGATCAAGACAAAGAGCGGGATGTATTTTGAGGGCGGATATCGTGAATACAAAAACAAATCACGCAAGCGATCAAATGCGATCGAGGGACAGACTGCAGAGGTAGATCTCACGCTATCAGGGATGATGATTCAAAATTTCACTGTTTTATCATCGACCGCTAGAAGCTTTATTATTGGGCTTTTGCCACCTGTACGGCATTATGGCTATAATGTAAATTCAAAACGCTCTTTCATCGGGCTATCGCCTAAAGAGGTCGACCAGCTGATCGAGATCGTAAAAATAAATCTTTTGGAGGGGACATGAGCAAAGGCATTTCATCTGCTATAGATCATATTATCGACCGCCTAGAGAGCCTCACGCCCAAGAGCGACTCGTATCATCACTTTGTCTGCATCAGTGATGCGAGTGGCAGAAATCTCTCACTGGAATCTAGATCGAATCAAAATAGGCTCTTTGATATCCGCTTTCAAACGCTAGCCCAAGACGACGGGCAGGCGGGGATAAGCGGGCGCAAAAGAATCGATTTATTGCTCAGGATTCGTTATGATATAGGCGGGGATCTAGCACTGCTAGATCGCATGATCGCAGAGGACTCTAGTCAGCTGATCAACGCCCTAAAACAACCCGAGTATCAATTTGATGACACTGGTATAGTATCACTCATCACAGGCATAGCCACACTGTCAGAGATATCAAATGATCCTAGTCAGGTTGGTTATTTACTCACACTTCCATTTACCCTTTTATATCTAGAGGACTAAAACATGACAGTAACACATAGAAGTATATCAGTCGCCTCAGAGGCATCTTTTGGCTCAGTCGACAGCTCAACCGGTCTCCCATCTGCAAGCGGGCTCTCTTTTATCTCCTTGCCCTGTGAGCGTGATCCCATCGTCATCTATGGCGATGTGGTAGTCAATGAAAGAAATGAGGGGCGTGATGGTCCTCATGGGCTACCTCCAGAGCCTGACACAGTATGGAGCGGATCAAGCCGAGTACAGAGACGCACTGGGCAAGTGCAAATCACTATCGACTTTACTACAGTCGGAGCCGATGCGAATACTTATGCAGGGACAGGGCTCGGCAAGCTTTTAAATGCTGGATTCCTGACTAATCTCCCATTGTTCACTAGTGCAGATACAGTCACAGGCGACGATGTGAATTTTTTCACTCCAACCACTACAAACACAAATTACAAAATCGGGGGCATCGTAGGTAGTATCATCGCGGGGCGTTGTGAGTACTCAGCAGTGACTAGCAACAACAGAGCAGGTGTGGGCAAGATCGGCGTTTCTCCTGCTTTTAGCGATGAGCCTGCCACAGTCTATCCTCTTCAAACTTGGTATGTTCCCACCTCAACATCTAGCGGGCAAGTGGTCGAATCGCTCTGCTTTAGAGTCGATGGCGTTGGATTTAGGACATATGCGTATGGATGCAAATTGGCATCTCTCAATATCAGCGTGACTAATGGTCGCCTATTGGGACAATTCACATTCCAAGCAGCACTCATTCAAGATGATCATGCCAATGCCACCGGTCCAGTCGAGCCCGTTGTTTTAGGCGGAGCAACTCAGCATTTTAGAAATGCGTATGCGGTAGTCTCTAGCCCAGTGACATACTCTAGAAGCAATATCGCAGGTACTACAGGCGAAGAGCTAGACCGCATCGCTTTAGATGCTGAGGGTTTTACATTTAACATTACAAACACATTGACGCCCAAGGGATTCTCAAACAATATCTTGACCATGTCCGACATGGAGGTGAGCAATGTCGATCTTGAATGCACTATCACTCTATCATCAGTAAAGAGCGACATTGCAGACGATTTTAAAGATAGAGTCATTCGTCAGGTGTTAATAGGCACAGGACCAATCGGGAATGGCAAGGGCATGGCTTTATTTATCCCTGCAGGATATCTCACTGTCGATCCCAATAAGTACGATGTATCTGGTGAAATTGTGAAGCAAGCCCTGACCTATAAGCATACTCGATTCGGCGGTGATGTAGGTACTACACAGCCCGCAAATAGCCCTATCAGACTAGCACTAGGAATTTGAAATGCTTTCATTCTCAACCTCATCTCTCACTACCATCGAGGTAGCTATCACCTGCGACACCGC